TGTGATACTTTTCCACAGGTATGTGTAAAACTTAAGTAATACTGTGGAAAAAGAAATAAGGGTATATAAATGTTAAGAAAGGTCTTGACATTTAGGGGAGAAAGTGTTATACTTTGCTCCCTAACATCACTACAAAAATGATGCTTTTCCACACCTATTCTCCAAGGCATTCTATACAGTTTTCCACAGAGTATTTCCATCCCTATTTGTACATTAGTTTTCCACATTTCCACAGGCATTAATGATACTTTATCCACAGTATTACACCCCTTTTTCAACAACATTGTGGAAAACTTATAAACAACTGATATACATTTAAAAACACCTTTATAAATGATTTTAACAGTTTTACCCAGTATTATCAGTATCATTGGATACACTTTATGCTCGTAATGTGTATTGGGGTTGTTATCATAATCATCTATGATTTGATGACCTTGGTTATGAAAAATGAGCGCTAAACCTCTCTGTAAACTATGCAGAATTAGGGTAAAAAGAGAGGAGGAATGCATAAAGAATTAGGGAGGAGATTAGGGGTTTACAGTGTTACTGAGTGCTATACATTTAGTCCTTAATAAGTGTATCTAACTGCTTGATAATCTTGTCTAATGATTGATCAATTTTAAACCCTATTTGTAGGATCATTTCTGTTAAATTACCATTAGTATTCAGTTGGTATTGTTTAACCTGATCCTTGTAATCTTGGTACTCTTGGTTGTTAGTTTCTGTTTCATTCATAGTATCAGATAGTGAGTCGAATCTACTCATTGAGTGTACTTGATAGTCTACTAATTCATTGTAATTGTTGTTAGTCATAGGGCATTCACTTGTTTACAAATTGCCTTGAAAGATAGTGGTCGTTCTTGTTGTTTTGTGTAGAGTAATTCCCTCCTTAAATCTGATAACAATGGTGGATCATCATGGGGTCTGTAAGCATCAATAATAGGTGCTAATTGTGCTTGCAATTGTTCATCTAACTGTGCATCTCTTAAATGACGAATAGGATGATTCATTTGGTGGATTTGTTGTTAGTGGGTCTGATGGGTTTAGGGAGTAATTGTTTAACTCTAGGATATGGAATTGGATCGAATTTAGGAAACCTATATTCATAATCTTTCACCACTTCATTATACAATGATTCAGGATATTCAGTCATTGTGTTCATCTTTTGTAACCTCTTTTGTAGTGGAGTTAGTGTTAGTTTCTGGTTTAAGATCTTTCACATCCCAATATAATATATCCTCATTATTCTTAGTGTCCAAAGTATCATATAAGGCATCAACAATCCATCTACTTGGATTAACTTTACACCTGAGTTTTAGGTGTAGTTCATAATCATTTAAGTTCACCAATCTACCTCCAATTCTTTCTTAATAAACTCTTGCATTTCTTCGAACCTTTTATCACTTAACAGCGATACATATTCATCAATAATATACTCTCTAATCTCATGATCATGTGCTACTAAGTAATCAAGATCTTTGCACATTTGCTGGCGTTCTTTTAAATCTGTCAACATGATATTAACCTCTTAAGTATAGATAACTACCTGCCCAATCTGCTTGACTAAGTAACATATTTCTCTCATTAATAATCCTCATATCATATCTAACTCCTTTAGCAGGTGAGTTATAACTAGCAGGTTTAAATACCTCTCCTGTTTTCTTATTAACAAAGGCATGTACCCCTCCATTCTGTTCAATAATCTTATGATACTTTCTGCCAGTGGTTAGATAGAATTTGACTCTACCTTTTGGATACTGACTATCATAATCAAACTGTAATGATGTGATGAGTTGTGCACACCATTTTTCAACTTTTTGATCCATGGTTAACATTGAATCAGGCATTACTTCGATGGTTGATGTCATAATAGTGTGTGTAATTTGGACAAGAAAAATGACCCTTACTTAGGGTCATATACCTCTTGAAAGAGTGAATCAAATGCTTCAGAATCCCAGTCTTCAGGTAAACCCATTTCAGAGAAATAAGCAAGCATTTGAACAAGAATTGCATCCTGATCAGAGTTCAGGGTGTAGGTTTGGAAAGTTTTGATGTTATTCATACTATAGGGACACTTTAGAGGTGACTAACTTTAATTCATTGAAATATTGCTCCTCTAATTGATATGCTTCTTGCTCGCGGTTAGTATCATTTTTCATCCCTCTAATATCTTGAATACAATGTATCAACTCATGTAATAAGGTTCTTATGTGTTCATCAGCAGTTAGATTGTAATCAATATGTATTAAGAACTCATCCCCATTTTTCTCCTGAAAACCTAATGCCCCTTCCTCAGATAAATCACAATAATAGACTTCAACATCGAATTCTTCATTATACTTGTAAGTGAAGAAATTGTAAACCCTATGTGTAATATTAGGAAGGGAACATTGTCCTGAAATGTATAACATTAGTATATTGCCTCAACACAATTAACTAGATCATAATTAATGCCATAATGTTCACATAACTGTACATCAGGATCTTGATAAGTACCATCCAGTATTTCATATGGAATATCATCAACAACTACATCAATTTCATCCTTTCCATGTATAGGAGAATAGGACCATTTTAATGCTAATTCTTTTATCTCATCTAACAATTGTGGTTGGCAGTGTATACAAACTCCACTAGGATTGATTGCCATTGTTTAACCTCCATTCAATTTTTAAGTAATCACTATCATGATATCTTTCTAGACTATCTCTATCATCACAGAATACAAATTCTTCTGCAAAGTATTCACAACTAATATTGCCTAAGTCTTCACAAGCACGCAACATATCTCCTACTTGTTCATCAGTCATGCCACAATCATCAATGCAAAATGCAATGTCTTTCTCTAATTGTGTTTTGGTTTTCATTAGTTTGATTCCTCAATTAGGTGTTCAATGTGTGCATTTCTTTGGTCTAATTTGTCCCACATTTTGTTATCTCTAATGATAGCAAATGCATTGAGACCAATAACAACAACTAGACCAGACAAAATGATAGGAATGTATCGAATACTAATCATACTATAACAACCTCTGCTTTTACATCAATTTGCTTAAACAATTCAATGAATTTTAGTGCCTGTTCATATGACTTAACTGCCATATACTTGCACTGTGGAGTATCATTAAACCAATAGCGAATAGTTGTGTTCATGATTAATTAGTGGTGAAAGTGGATAGAAAAAAGAGGTATACTTCCTAGAGGAAGTAATACCCCTTACCGAATAATTGTGTATCCATCGAAGAAAGAATCACCATCAATGTACCACTCAAATTGTTTCTGAACAATGCGAACATTGTGGAAGAAAACATCAAGAATTGCATTCAATCTTGATTTGGTGGTAACAGTTTGCCATCCACATGAACTGAGTTTCATATCACCATTATTGAAAATAGTGGCAATTAAGTTACCATGTAGAGTAACAAATGTGTTTCCTTCATTATCAATGGAGACTGAGGTATTTGACTGACTCCAGTTACTGCGATTTGCAATTGCTGATGTCATTTGTTTCTCAATCTTTCTCATAATAACAGGAATAAAAAATGTTAGTGAGAGAGGGTGAGGTGTCAGGGGGTCCGTCCCTCTCACTATAGGGACACTTTAGAGGTGCGCAATATTAATTACTATTCAATACTACTATCAATCTAATAACCATCCCCACAAATAAGACATAATATGTCCACATAATGGTCATACCTACTTTATTATGAAGAGAACCCCTGCGATAACTGGGAGTTCCTTGTCTATCCCAACCATCAACCATGTATTCACTTGGATCGATTTTTCTGTGCTTTTTCATGATTTAGTAATACTAATAGCAGGTTGACCTTTCTCAAAGATAGTATCAACAACTGCCTGTAATTTCTTAGAGGTGCTGATACCTACTCTATCATAGACAGGTACACAAACTAAACCAAACTTTTTATCATCATTACCTGTCCTAATTACCCTCCCTATTGTTTGACTTAAAGAGATAAGATCCATATTTCTCATAAACAATGCTGCCTCTAATCCTGGGACATTAATACCTTCACTCAAAATACTATGGTGCATAACTACAAACTTCTTTCCATCTTCTTTGCCCCATTTATTCAATGTCTTAAAGAATTTGCTTCTATCTACTTCTTTTCCATTCACAATTGCACCCGTCTTAGATGTAATATACATCCAAGAATAACCCCTCTTCTTTAACTCTTTAGCAAATACAGTTTCACTCACTAAGTTAACAATTTGTGCTGTTCTTCTTGCACAAACTAATATTTTATCAACACCAGATTCATCAATAGTTGCTAACAAATTCTCTGCATCTTGCTCCACTGATGGACGCCCTGCCTTGATCATTTCTAGTTGCTTCACTAATACTTTAGGAGGCAGAATATATCCCTTACTTACTAACTCAGGAGCAGAGACTTGCTCTAATACTTTACCATAAACATCATGATCATTCATTCCAGGATGCGAAACAGTAGCACTATGCTTAGGAGTAGCAGTAAAGAAATAGCACCTACTATTAGTTCCAGTTGCAAAAAACTCAGTAGCAGGGAAAAAATGTCTTTGTACACTATTATGTGCTTCATCAAAGTATAAAGTATTTACAGCAATCTTTGCCTCTTGTATTCTATGTAATGAATGATATGTGGTAAAGATTAACTTATTATACTTACTATTTGCCTCACTCCATGCACTAATCTTCTTAGGATCTGTGGTTGAATAATGAGAAGTTTTGCCACTATGTACATGCAGTATTCTTCTTTGAAGTAGAGGATGTACACCTAACAAATCATCAAAGTCATTAGAATGTTGCTGTGCTAATAATATTCTAGGTGCAACAACTACAATGGTTTTTCTATCAGGTTGCTTAAGAAGAAATCCCCACTTATTACCACTATTAAACTCTCTTTGTGCATCCTTAATCATACACAAAGTCTTGCCACCTCCAGTCGGCACAATAACTTGACCCTTGCAATTGCTTTGCATGGCATCAAGTATTCTTAATTGATGGGGACGAAGTTTAATCACTAAATTGCATCATAAATCAATTTTAACATAAAAAAGAGGGTAAAAACCCTCTTATGTGACAGTCATTCTGCTGGTTTTACTTCTTCCTGATTAAATGCTCTGTCATAAGAATCTTTGATATAATCAACAGTTTTGATAGCAATTGGTTTGGCAGAGTGATAAAGTTTCACCATATCTGACCAAAGTTCTTGTGTCTCATACTGATGAATGTCCCAACGAATCTTAATATCTTCCCTGTAATCTTCCCATTTTAGGTTAGGTTGTGGGGGAGCAGATTTCACTGGAGTTGGTGTTTCAGTCACTTTCTTAATTTCAAGAGGTTGTGTATATTTAGTCACAACTTCTTGGATTTTAGTTGATGACTTAGCAGAACTTGACTTTCTAACTGGTTTGGTTGCAGTGGTTGCTGATGAACGTCTGCGAGTTGCCATGTAGTTAAAAGCAGTGTGAAAGTTGTAAGAGTGTCACATCACTGTGATCAACTTGCTGGGACAACCTGTTTCAGGAATTTCCCTCTTACACTATAGGGACACTTTAGAGGTGCGCAATATTAATTCTTAGTAGATTTGATGTTAGATGGACCGATCCAAACCCTCTTATCTTTGTGCCATTGTTTCACTTGTTCTCTTCTAATTGCAAGCAATTCTTTATACTGTGCTTGCTGTTCTGTTGTATAAGAGAAATTTTGTTTCCTATAAGTTTCCTTCAAACTCATAAGATCTTTCACAACTTTAGATGAGTTCATGTTCAAGAATCCTCCTCGGATTGATAGGTGAATGGTGCATCTTTACCCTCTAAGTTTATGTCTTGTGTGTCTGCTATTTCTTCAATTTGCTCTATAACTTCATCATATATGGTGGAATAATCCCAATTATCATGTATCTTCTTAGCAATGGTTTCTACCTCATCAGGGTGTAACCCAGGGTAAATATCCTCTATTGATTCTTTTAGGTCAACATAAATTCTATACATTGACTAACCCTCGCTCTTTAATCTCTACTTCTAATTTAGTATGAAGGTCATAACATTTCCACTCATTATTAACAAATAAGTATGCATATTCTTCACAGATACTATTCTCATTCTCTATGTAATCTTCAACACTTAAATCTAATCTAGGTTCTGTCTTTTCACCTCTATCATTATAATATTGAACATGATTATCAACCTTTTCATTATTCCAATCAGTATCAGAATCTATGCAAGATATATCCCCACCATCTAATAACTCTGCTATTTGTTCCTTAGTGGTATAATTCTGTTGCAAGAATACACCTAAGAAGGAAGGATAACCATCCCAATGATGATAAACAGAGAGCACATGTTCAGTGCCTAAAAGTAATCCAATCCTTGCTCTAGTTGCCATGTGGTTTGTGTGTGTTACTATAGGGACATTTTAGAGGTGCGTAACATTTTATCTTGCAAATCTTCCTTGATTCATATTAGCATGAGTGAAAGTTGGTCTATCAACTAACTTAAACATGCCAAATTCATTGGACAAAACAAACCCTTCGCCAGCAACTTTATCACCATTTGGAAGATAACATCTAGGAGTACCATAAATGATAAAACTCTCCATAACTTCTTGCTTTAACTCTATCACTAACTGATAAAGATTAGCAAGATAAGGACAACCTAAAATATCAGTTAAATCCATGTCAGTTATATCATAACCCCCTCGAATGAGTTTGTTGATGTTCTGCTTTGCTACAGATGCCTCTGAGGGTGTTAGAAACTGTATCTTACTAATGTTGATACTAATAGGATCATTTTTAACAAGAATTCTATCAACTGTAGGTTGTACCCATTTAACATTAGGAGAGTCAACAAAATGAT